GTTTACGCTGCCGAAACAGGCAAAGACCCGAAAACACTATTAAGCCTTATGCAAATAGTTAGCTTAGATTTTGAATTACGTTATGATTTTAGCCTAACTGAAAAATGTAAACCGTTCAATATATGTTAAGATTCACTATGCCGCCAAGTTTCGCTACCTTAGGCACATTAGTAGGGGGTTGGAATCAATACCCCCTTTTTTAGAAAAAATTAAACTTTAAATATATGCCTTGTTGTAATTGTTGTGAAAATACCTTAAATTTGGGCTGTCTTAATGCTTGCAATGCTGTTTATAATACAGGTATCGTTGTAGATGCACTAACTGCGGGCACTTGGGTTTTAGAATTGACTTTTGGTTCTGTAAATATTTATTATAGTGTTGATGTTTTGGATGGTGAAACGGTAATATTTACACTTACAAACCTAAATGAAAATTACACTTATCAAGGACAAATAATTGACCCTAACGGCGAAATTGTTACACTTGAAGTTAACGGCATTGAATATGATTGTATTGAATTTAGCACTAAAATAATAATAAACCAATGATAGATATTGTAAAACTCGCGAATGGCAATGTAGCTATTTATGATTCGACTTCGGGCGATTTTATTAACAGCCTTAGCCCCGACATAGTTGAAATTGAATGCAACGTAAACGGCAGCGTTAAAATTATACAAGATAACGGCAGCGTTGAATATATCGACCCTACAAATGTAGCAAATACCGAAGTAGTACCAGCAGCGGCAATTGCGTTCTCAGGTACATGCGCGGACTTAGCACAATTGTTAAGTACTGATTTTTTTTTTGTAGTTAGCGGCGGCGGTGCGACACCTACACTAACACAAGTTTTAACGGCGGGCGATTCTGCAGGTAGTTTAGATATTACTGATTTAAACTTGCTTGATTTTGACACGGCTACAACTTCAACAGTTAGCGCTGGTCAATTGGCATGGAATGATACTTTAGGCACTTTAAATTTAGGTCTTAAAGGTGGCAATACTATTTCAAATTTAGGGCAGCATATTCATGCGCGTGTTGTAAATAAAACAACGCCTTTAGTAAATTTAACTAAGGCAGGCTATGAAGTTGTAATAGTAGCAGGCGCAACTGGTCAAAGACTTTCGGTAAAACTTGCAAAAGCTGACAACGATGCAAACAGCGCGGGAACTTTAGGTATTGTTGCCGAAAACATAGCAGGCAATGCTGAGGGTTTTATTTGTTCTGTCGGTAATTTAACAAATATCAATACAACGGGTTCACTTCAGGGTGAAACTTGGAACGATGGTGACTCGCTTTACCTGAGTCCTACAACTTTTGGAGCAGTTACAAATGTAAAACCGAGCGCACCATTTCATGAAGTTAGACTTGGTTATGTCGAATATGCACACGCAATTAACGGCAAAATTTACGTTAAAATTGATAATGGCTATGAGTTGGATGAATTGCACAATGTAGCGATAAATTCGGGCACGTTGGCGAATAGAGATATTTTGCAGTATAATTCATCTTCATTAGTTTGGGAGAACAAAAAACAGCCAATCGAAATACAGCTCGCAGCAAGTGATGAAACCACAGCACTAACAACGGGAACGGCAAAGGTTACATTTAGGCTTCCAGTTGCATTTACACTAACTGCTGTTCGGGCTTCGCTTACAACTGCTCAGGCTTCGGGTTCAATCTTTACCGTTGACATAAATCAAAGCGGTTCATCTGTTTTAGGTACTAAGCTGACAATTGACAATACAGAAAAAACAAGCGTAACGGCTGCAACGCCTGCAACTATTACGACAAGTGCGCTCACCGATGATGCCGAAATTACGGTTGACATTGACCAAATCGGGAACGGCACTGCAACAGGTTTAAAAATCACTTTAATCGGAACAAGATGATAATAAATCCATACGCTTTCGGGGTAAGTTACGACCCCGATGCTCAAGCATTCTTCACGGCATCAGGATTAACGGGTGCGACAAATTTAACAGCCATTAACAATTTAGTTGTGGCGTTAAAAGGCTTCGGTATTTGGACAAAGATGAAAGCTATTTATCCTATGATTGGTGGTACTGCTGCATTGCATAAATGGAACTTGAAAGACCCGAGAGATTTAAACGCAGCTTTTAGGCTTACTTTTAATGGCGGTTGGACACACACAGCACAAGGAGCGCAATCAAATGGCACAAACGCTTTTGCAAATACCTTTGCAAATTTATCTACTGATTTTACATTATATTCTGCACATTATTCTTATTATATAAGAAACAATACAAATACAGGTGCAGATATTGGAGTTACTGAAGTTTCACCATTTGTAAATGAGGGTTGGTCGGCAGCAAGATTAAATAATTTTTCATACGGTGGCTTTTACAATCAAGATGATGCAGGCGTTGGTATTAAAGTTGTAAGTTCAGAAAGTAGAGGATTTTGGGTAAATTCTATCACGTCAAATGTTGGAAATAATACATTTCTAACGAGAAATTTAACTACAATTGGAACTGCGCCTCCTGCAAGTACTCCTGCAAATACTACAATTTATATTGGTGCTATACATCAGAGAACGCCTGATGCAGCAGTAGCTTTTTCTGACCACCAATATTCTTTTGCGGGATTTGGAAATGGATTAACTATTGCCGAAGCAAATAATTTTTACACAGCGGTGAATGCATACCAAGTGGCACTTTCCAGAAATGTTTAACACAATAACATGACACAAGTAGGACTATTGACAGAAACACAAAAAGATAGCTTAGTAGGTCAGCTTTATGACGAAGACAGCTATTTTAACCCGATACAGGATGACTTCGATAACTGGATTATTTCAGTTGAAGAAATTGACTTTTGCGTCAATCCTAAGTTTCAATGGGTAAAAGATTTGCCGCTTATCGACTATAAACCGAAACCATCACCGCCATTCCCACCAATGTAATGCTATCACTTCTAATCCTAATTCCCATAGCAGCCTGTGCAATAGTGTTTTTACATTATTGCATAGGTTCACCGATTCAAGGCGAATATTACACAGGGCGTATATTTTCATTTTACGGCGCTTTTATTTCTAAACTATACTTAGCCTTCGAAGCAAAAGAAAAACAGCGCGTGTGGGCAAAATACAACGCATGGAAACAAAAACGCGATAAGGAACTAAACGAGGAACTGCAAAACAAAACGGCAAATGAAGCTGATACTATTTATAAAGAATATTTGCAGCACGTTGAAATGACTTATAACGACACTGAAAACACCATGAAAAATAACCCGTGGTCAATGGCTGGTGCGTGCCCTATCTGCTTCGGTACATGGGTTTCAATATTTACATTTACATTCTTTATAATCTTTGTTCCCCTTCCGTGGTGGTATATCTTCATAGGTACGCCAGCGGCTGTTATTTTATCACGTTATATTAAAATTTCATAATGGATTCCCTGACAATTACCGCCGATTCGCTACGCATTGCAAATGATTCGCTAAACTACTTTTTTAAAGTTTTACCAGAAATTAAACAACAACTTTGCATTCTAAAGCCGCTAATTATGGGCCTTAGTTTTATGCTGCTAATAGATTTTATAACAGGTTTGCGTAAAGCTAAACACCTTGGCGAAAAAATAAATTCTAAAGGTTTTAGACGTACAATTTCAAAGATGAACGATTATTGTTTAGCGATTGTAGGTAGTCAAATTTTTACGTGGATGTTTGATTTAGACTTTACACTATCTTACTATGTAGCGCTATTTATTTGTGGTATTGAACTAAAATCAGTTTATGAAAATGTATCACAAACAACGGGCGTTAATATAATTGGTTACTTCAAAGGCTTTATACCAACACCTAAAGATTTAATAAAAAAGCCCGGTAATGATACCGAGCCTAAATAATGTTTTGTTTTCGTTGTTTTCCATGTGGCCGCTGCTTTTTTGGCAGCGGTTTTTCATTTCTTCACTATAAGTATTTCGTGTGTTTCAAACTTAATTAGTGCTGCTACTTGTAATATTTTATTTCGCTTAAAATATTCGTCTGCATCGTGTTCAATATCATTAACTACAACCGTATTACGGTCCCATAACGCAAATTCGCAATGTAACCTAAAACGGTCCGACATAACAGAACTAAATAAAAATAACGGTATGTAATCGCTTGTTTTCGGTAACTGCCTTATAAGGTCAAAATTTACGCATTTGTGATGATTGCAATAAACAGCCCATACAGATAAATTATTAGGTATCATGCGCTGAATATCACCCATACCAACACCTAAAGTTCTATTATGATATTCGCTTGTATCTAAATTTGGAAACAACTTATTTACCGCCTTCGCTACGCAGTTCATTTTGTGATTTATTGTAAGCTGAAAATAATAATTTTTTGCATTCGTTTAAATACCATTCAGACTGTGATTCGGGCAAAGTTATAGCCATCGCGATTAGTTCGGCAATAACCGCTACATTGTCGTAGGTACTTTCATTTAATAAATCGCGTTCGTCTGGTGTTGCTGCCTTTTCGAAATTATTAACAAATAGGTTTATAGCGGTGCGCAAATCTAAAAAACGCTTTTTCATTTCGAATTTTAGCTTATTAGGTTCGAACTGAGCAATAGCATATTTTGCCGTGCTAAGTGCGCCTAATAAAAGCCAAATGTTTTGAGTCAGTTCTTTAACTCGTTGTTCGCCTACTTTTTCAATTAGCGCGGCTTTTTTTTCTTCATTCGTCATGTCCTTTAAGTTTGTTTTGAAGTTCTTCAATTTTGTGTGTATAAATGTTAATTCTTAATTCTAATTCATCATCGTATGGCTGCTGGTCTTGAATCCAAAGCATAGCATCTAAATAGCCTTTTTTGTATTCAAGAATCTTTTTTAGCCTTTGCTGTTCTGTACGTGTCATAGGTTTTCTTTTGCTTCTAATAACTTACTATAAACTTCGGCAGCTGCTTTGTAACCGCGTTCAAATTCTGTTTTGGATTCTTTGCGTAACCGTTCGCAATATAAAACTGCATCCATCAATTCTTCTTGAATGTGATTTAACCAGTCTTTGTAGTTTAAATCGGTTCTATCAAGCGTTTTACCGTACTTTTCAATACCTACATTAGAACGCTGTTGAAACTTCGCTATAACGGATTCTACTATTGAATCAATAGGTTTTTCCGTGTTTGTATGGTCTTGAAGCATTGTATTGTAATTTAGCGTTTATGTGAAAATCTAAATCAATATTAAACTTATGGCTAAAATCTAACAGCCTAATAATTGCATCGGCTATTTCATCCTGTACCGTGTCTTTGATATTTTCACGAAATACCGCCGGGTGCTGATTATTCATGTAATTATCATAGTTTATTTGTGCCGCCCATTTGCCATCGCGGTCAGCTTCTATCGCTTCGGCTAATTCGCAAACGGTAAGCATAACTACTTCGGTTAATTTGCGTTCATCTTCCCAAAAACCGCGAGCGGCGTTACCTTCGTGTATTTCTTTTGCTAATTCGTTGAACATGTGTTATATAAATTTTAATTTTCGTAGTCAGGACAGGATTCGAACCTGTAATATTATTAAGTGCTTCATTATATAAATCTCTCTCGCCTTTATGCTTAGAGTAAGTTTTTCATTCATTATAGAGAACTGCACAGGTTTTAGCGTTTACCAATTCCGCCACCTGACTATATAAATTTTATTAAATCATCAAAATCAGGAACTCTAATATATTTTTTCTTTTCGATGCTATTCATAATTCTAACGCGAGAAATGCCAAAATATAAACATGCTGAATCTACCGACATAAAGTTAATAAATGTATCATTGGCAAATACCGCTTTAACATGTCGGTTTTGTTTTGGTATTTTGCCTAACTGTTCTTTAACCGCGTTTCTATCTTGAATGTATTTATAAACAGATTCAGCAGTTACTAAGCATTCTGTTTTAATATTGCCTAAACTTATAAAATCGTCAAAGTGTTTAACAAATATTTCATCGGGCGTTGCTTCGACTAAAAAACCAGCGTTTATAAGTTGCCTAATCCGAACTAAATGATAGTTTGAATTTTTAGCGCCTTGGGGCTTTATTAGCTGCATCGCTTGTTCAAATGTTAAATACATATCTTATTTTTAAAAAAAACCGCCTGAACTTCAAAACAGGCGGTCCAAACCAAAAGACCAATGAGAACTGACACAGAAAAAATAAGATAATTATTTTATTTTTGCAAGTTAAAACGGCAAATTATCATCATTGCTTTGTGAAATAACTTCAACTTCGACCGCTTGCGCTTTTGGCCCGCCGTTTATTTTTCTGCAATACGAAGCGATAATATCAGTATAATATTTGCCTTCATGCTCACGGTATTCTATTTTACCTTCAATAAAAAGCATATCGCCTTTTTCAAGTTTTGTATTATTCCAATAGCTAACTTGATGCCATTGTGTTTTTTCTTGCCATTCGCCGTTTTTGTCTTTGCTACTTTCAGACGTTGCAAAACTAAACTTAGTTAGCGTTTTTTCGCCAAATGTTTTTTGCTCAGGTTCTTTGCCAATCCTACCGATTAGCGTTACGCGGTTTACCATTGTATTTTTTTGAATTTGTTAAAGAATGATTATTTGGCCTTAGTTTATATCGGCCTTTGCTCCAAATTTCGCTATCATCAAAATAAAAACTTCTAATAGCGCCTAATTTATAGTATTGATTTTCACGCGTGCAGATAGCTTTATAATTACCCATCGGTAAGTGCTGAATTATTAGCCATTCATCGCCTTCTATCTTATCGTGAAAAAATCGGTAAATCATAAACCCAAAGGTCATATTTTTCAATGACACTAATAAGTATTTGAGCATATTTTTTTTCGGTTGCATAACCACATTTTTTTAAACCGTGCGCCCATGCTTTATAATCCAATCTGCTAAGTTTTGTAAGGTGTCTATAATGCCGTGATGTTAGTAGCTTCGAATGGTCCCTATATGACCACCACGCCGATTTATAAACTTGAAACTTATCTTTAGGTGTATCGTCTTTATAAATCGCATATTTGCCCCTACCGCGATACTTTACGCCAAAGTGATTGTTATGCTTAACCGCTAAACTTGAACGGCCTGCATTCGATTCTATAATGCCCTGTGCTAATGTTATACTTACAGGTATATTATATAGTTTCGCTTCTTGCTTTGCCGTTTTTAAAAAGCGGTCAATGTAGCACTCAACGTGGTTTTTTTTCGGCTGCTTTTTTAGTGCCGGGAATGTAGCAGAAGTAAATAAAACTACTGCCAAAATTAAAATTGTTGTTCTCATTTGGTTAAGTATTGTTTGATTATATTAAAAGTTTCGCGCGTTTCGTTTTCGGCATAGGTTACTATTTGTTCTTCGTGTTCTAAATTCCAATCGTAAACTATCATTGCCGCGTGTATCATTTCGTGAAATATCAATAAGGTAGTTTCTAAATCATCCGTACAACGACTTAAATTTATAAACACAAAGAACTTATCTGAATCTGGGTAAAAGTTGCACCAACCAGCTATATAAGCGCTTTCGGTTGTGTTTTGGTGTAACATACAGCTTTTATAGTTTAAGCCGTGCAGTTCCATTTCACCTAAATGCCAAAATATCATGCAAGGGTTATAGCTAAGAAGCAAAGTATAGTGTTCGCGTTGTATTTCAGTCATGATTATAATTTTTTAAAATTGCGTTTTTAAATTATCCCCTGAACGCTAACAGTGCCGACATACGATTCGGTATACCTAATGTATTATCTTCGGTCCGTGCAGGTGCACTTGTAGAGGGCTAATATTTTTTATAAAACATTTCGTAATAATGCTCAGCTCCATCTGGTTCGCCTGTTGCATTAAATTTGTAGGCTTGCATTATCTGCTGCTTTTCCATTTCAAGAGCTTGCTCAATTAAATCATTCCAAGTTTCGCCTTCTTCTAATCCATACCATCTTTTATGTATTTTATCAATTAAAAATTCTACTGCTGTCATTTTTTCAAAGGTTTTATACTTGTTATCGAATCATTATGAATCATTATTTTCAGCGTATCAGCACCGTTAAATGTTGGCACTGGTTTTTCTTCGATTTCAATGCAGCGGTTAAGAACGCATAACAAAACCGCTGCCAAAATAATATATTTAATCATAGTACTGACATCTTAGGTTTTCGTAATATGCTTCGGCTTGCGCTTCGTGGTAGGCTTCTAATTCGGCTTCGTATGCTTCTTGTAACGCTTCCTGCATAAGTTCTTCAATGTACAGTTCAGAAGTTTGTAGAAAAAATGCTAATTCATCATTATCTATAAATTCTACATCGCCAATATGCGTACTTATAATATCAAAATAGGCATCAATATCGGGTTCTAATGGTGCGCCCCAACGGTCACGGCTGCCGCGTTCTGGTGCGTTATAATCACCTACTACTGTAATAGTGTAGCCG